CTCTCCCCCCTCCTGGCCCCCCACAACGAAAACCCCGTCCCCACCAAGTCCGGCCGCGGCGGATCCCAGGACAACCAATGGGCAACGACCTTTGAGCACATGGACCAGTCAGCCGACCCCGCTGAATACGCGGCCTACAAAGCCAAGATGGAGAAGACCGTCCTCGACAACTCTCCCATGCACGACCTGACCCCGGCCAAGATGGACGAGCACCTCGACACCCTCTGGGATTCTGCTCAGCCCGACCCCATCGCCATGTCATCGCAGCACTGGTACAACATCGCCCACGACATGGCCGCCAATCAGGTGGCCAAGGTGGCCGACGTCTCAATCCCGCAGGGCGCTGGCATCGTCGCCGCCCTCTCCCCCCAGACGGACTGGTACTCCAACATTGCCATCGCCGAGTTCATGGCGAAGAACCTCCACGACGACGCTCCGACCAACATCCCGCGCAACGTCATGGAGTACTACGCCCCTATGGCGGCCAAGACGGGTGTGGTTATCCCCAATGGCAAGCGACTGTCCGAGATGACGCCCATCGAGGCGGCCTGGACGACCATGGGTCAGATCCGAGCGAAACTCCTCACCACCGAGGACACCAAGGCCGACGGCGGGAAGAAGCGCGCCAGTGTCGCCATGGGTGCAAAGAACCTCGCCAAGGCCGTCCAGATCTACCGCGGCGAATCCCCCGACACTGTTCTCAAGGGTCACAAGGTGCGGTCCTTCTACAACAACATTCTCGACCCCGACGACGTCCACGGGCGCCGCGATGTCACGGTCGACACGCACATGATCTCGGCCATCCAGGGGTATCGCATCGGGGCCAAGGCCCGCATGGTTGATCGCGCCTTCTCGTCCGGCTTCATGAACAAGAAGCTGAACATTGCCAGCGCGTACCCACTATATGCAGACGCGATCCGGCGCGGTGCCGACAAGCACCACATGACACCGTCTCAGTACCAGGCCATCATCTGGACGCACTGGCAGGACAACGGGAAGCACCGCGGGAAGGGGAACGATTACCCGGCCATCCCGCTGGATTATGACCCGAAGAAGGACGGTACAATCGAGGAGTACGAAAAGGCGCACGAGGAGGTGCCGAAGACGTGACCTACGACCCTGACTACAAGGTCCAGCCTGACGACCTCTTGTCCACCGGTGCCACCGAGCAGGATGACTTCGATCCCGACATCGCCGAGTGGGCTGACGTGACCTCGGACTACGACCCGCGGATCCCAGAGGACAAGCACACGACCTCGGCCCTCGATCCCATGTCTCACCCCGCGCCAGCAGGGGACTGACATCCGGTAAGCGCCGGGCACCATATCCACCAGCGAGGCCCTTCATGAGCCAGTCCACGCGGTTCATGACGTAGCGGACTCCCGCTGGTCACCAGGCTCATCCCTCGTACCCGATGCTGGGGCCCCGCCGGGACGCAACGCACACCCCGAATCGACCCTTCTCCGTGGCGCGGGTGGGCTTCGCTCCCACGACCTCCTGGTTATGAGCCAGGCGAGCTGCTGGACTGCTCTACCGTGCGGAGATCAGGTTAAGGCACTCGGCCCTGTTCGTCAAGCGGATGGTGGACGGAGCCTGAGACTGGTAGCCAATCCGAATGGCGAGCAACTTGACCAGCCTGTTGTAGCGGCTCTCCGTCCACGCTCGCACGCACTGCCGATTCCCATGCTTCTGGCTACAACTCCGCATCGGCGCTTTGGATAGCTGGATCAGTGTAGCAACTCGACCCCTTGTAGTCCACCCCCATCCAACAGGTCCGTGTCATCTTCCCTCAGTGGAGGTACACGTCTGATGCCGGACCTTTCTGCTCTCAGTGACCAAGCCTTGTCCGAAACCGAGGCTGGTCTTCACCGTCTCGTAGACCGGCGCCGGTTGGCTGGCCTCGACATCTCTGAGCACCTCGCTGCTCACGATCTCCTGGCCAAGGAACTGGACACACGCGGTCTGGTCTACAAGGCCATGGCCCCTGCTCGCGCCCCGGGCAAGATGAACACGGCCACCGGCAAAGACGGTGATGATGACGACGACGACGACCAGACCAACGACGAACAGAACGATCCCGATAACGACGGTGGTGTCTCACAGGGCTCTGAGTCCGGCAACTCCGAGGCCCGGCATCCGACCGAGCGCCAGACGCCCAACGGCAAACCGGCGGTCACCAATGGCCCGTTCGGCAAGGCCATGCTTCCACACCTTGGCGTCGGCAACTCTGGCTCCCCCAATCGTGGCGACCACCCGAGCAAGGACGACGGCGTCAACCAGAAGGGCAAGACGCACCGTGGCAAGGGCGGCGAGAAGAATCGCACGCAGGACGGCCGCGCCGGTGACGTGGACGGCGACACTGACGACGAGAACGACGGCACGCTTGGTTACATCAAGAGCCTGCTCTTGTCGACATCCTTCGCAAAAGCAGCCGACGACGATCCTGAAGATGTTGCGCGCGCAGCGTACTTGGTCCTCAAGGCGGTCATCCCGGGCACCTCGACCCCCCACGAGTTCCAGCCTGTACGCAACATTTGCCGCAACTGTCGCCAGCCCGGCGGGGATGGCCACGACGACTCCCATGACTTCATGGCCGTCCGCAATGTCTGCCGCGTCTGCAAGGGCCCGAATGAGGATCACGTCTCCAAGGCCATCGGCGCCGACGGCTCAATCTTCCAGGGCCTGATCTCACAGTCTCCCGACATCTGGTTCTCCAAGGAGCTGCCCCAGCTCGATAACCAGACGCGCATGAAGATGGCCGAGCAGGGTATCGCCCTCCCCGACGGCTCGTTCCCCATCCCGAATGAGGCCTTCCTTCACGCTGCTATCGGCTTGCTCGGCCAGGCCCCTGACCCCCAGGCGGCCATGAACCACATCATCGAGCGCGCCCAGGCCATGGGCATGGAGCATGCCCTTCCCGAGGCTTGGGGTGTGACCGGGCCTAACGCTCAAGGTCCCCCGGCGGCCGGGCCCGGTGCCCACGCCGTCGCCGGTGCTGGAGCTGGTCAACTAATGACGGCTTCCAATGCATCGGGCGTCAAGGAGCCAGGTGGCACCGGCATGCCGACTCCCGGTGACGGCACCGGCAATGCGCCAGGCGGCGGCCAGAACGCGGGCGGCTCGGCCTCGACCCCGTCGGGCGGCACCAACGGCGTGAAGGATGGCACCAACGGGACGGCGGCCGACGGCCTGGCTTCTTCCATGGGCTCGTCCCCCAACGAGGCCGTCGACCCCATGAAGCAGCCCCTGACCAAGGCCGTTATGGATGACGGATCCGAGATGGTCTTCTTCAAGTCGGGTCTCGGCGGTGACCGCTACACCCTCGCACCGATCTACTCGCCCAACACCAAGGACGCACACTCGGAATGGGCCACTCCCGAAGATCTGCAGAAGTCGATGTGGGACTACGTCGCGAACACGGGCGCCGACCGTACCGTGTACCTGCAGCACTCCGATCAACCCGCTGGCAAGTGGGTCGACATCGTGACGTGGCCATTCCCGGTCGAAGCGCAGATGCTCAAGTCGGTCGACGGCGTGCAGAAAGCCGAATCCACAACGTTGCCCGCAGGCACCGCCTACATGGGGATTCGTTGGGAACCGTGGGCGTTTGAAGCCATCGAGAAGGGTGCGTTGACCGGTCTCTCAATGGGCGGCAAGGCGCGCCGCATCGAAGCCGAACCGGTCTCCGCGTAACCAACTTCGCGACCAGTCCAACAACAGCGTTTGTCAACCTGCCACAGTCACCTCCGTGTCCCGCCGAATGGTCGAGCCAGTGATTCATGAAGTGAGTGGAGTAGACCACCCCGCTCACCGCACTGAAGGTTGGCTCGCTCTTCAGAAGGCAGACAGCCTCGACATCTCGCCCGAAATGGCCGAGTTGCTCGACACGGCTCGCGAGGCGAACAACACACCCGTCAACAAGGGGATCACGATGCCAACAGAGACCGACACCGGAGAGGTCACGGACGAAGAGTTCACCAAGGCCATCTCCGGTCTGCCTGAGTCCATCCGCAAGGCCATGGAGGCCGACCGGGTGCGTACTCGCAACGCCGAGGCCATCGCCAAGTCGTTGCTGAACGAGCGGCAGGAGGCGCGCTTTGAGGCCATGGCTAAGGAGCTGATGCACTTGCCGGGCGTCGAGGCCACCGAGTTCGCCAAGGATCTCCGCGGCGTGAGCGAGGCCACCGGGCCCGAGACCTTTGAGAAGTTGCTCAAGGTGCTCCGCGGTGCCGACGACGCCATCGCCAAGGGTGCGGCCTTCAGTGAGATCGGCGCATCGGGCAACGGTGACTATGCCGGGTCCGCTGGTGCGTCCATCGAAGCGTTCGCCAAGGAGCTGGAGGCCAAGGACCCCACGCTCTCTCACGCTGACGCCGTCGTGCAAGCGGCCACCGATCACCCCGAGCTGTACACGACCCACCGCACGGAGACGTTGCGGCAGAACGCGGAGGTTTGATCCATGGCCGTCGAAGCTGCACAGCCATTCAAGATCTCGCTGCCGGTCTCGGCCGCACTGGCCCAGGCTGCCTACAACGAGGATCAGGCCGCCGGAGCCCCGTGTCAGTACACCCTCGTGCTGGTCAACGCCAACGGCGACCTGGATCTTGTGGCCAACAACACAGACGTCCCCGTCGGCGTCCTGCAGAATCGGCCCTTCGTCATGTCGGCCACCACCTCGCAGGTGCGCGGCACGGTTGGCGAAGTAGTGGTCATCGGTCAGACCAAGCTGGTCGCCGGGGGCACCATCACGTTGGCTGCCACCACGCCGGGTAACGCCCTGACCTTCTCGGTGGCGACTAGTCACATCGGCACGGCCCTGCAGTCGGGTGGTTTCGTCACCTCGGCCTCCGGCAAGTCGGTCGTCGGTCAGGCCCTCACTGCTGCCGTCTCCGGTCAGATCTTCAAGGCCGTCGTGCAATGCACTTCTCCCCTTCCCATCGGCGCCTAAGGAGCCTGAACCATGCCGCAGCCAGCACAGGTTGACGTCCACGTCGATGCGATCCTGACCAACATCTCGATCGCGTACATCCAGAAGGCGTCGAACTTCATCAGCCAGAAGGTCTTCCCGGTCGTCCCGGTGGACAAGCAGTCCGACAAGTACTTCAAGTACAATAAGCAGGACTGGTTCCGTGACGAGGCCGAGTTGCGCGCCGACGCCACGGAGTCGGCCGGGTCTGGCTACGGCCTCTCGACCGACTTCTACCAGGCGTCGGTGTATGCGTTCCACAAGGACATCGGCGACCAGGTCCGCGAGAACACGGACAACCCGCTCGACCCTGACCGGGACGCCACCCAGTTCGTGACGCAGCGCATGATGCTGCGGCAGGAAATCCAGTGGGCTTCGGACTACTTTAAGACGGGCGTCTGGGCGACCGACGTCACCGGTGGCACCAACTTCACGCAGTGGAGTGACTACGCCGGGTCCGACCCTATCGAGGACATCGAGCTGGGTAAGGCCACCATCCTGTCGACTACCGGGTTTGAGCCCAACACGCTCGTCCTCGGCTACGCGGTCTTCCGCAAGCTGAAGAACCACCCCGACATCATCGACCGGATCAAGTGGACCAACAGCGATGTCGTGACCGAGCAACTCCTGGCCAAGTACTTCGATGTCGACCGGGTCCTCGTGGCCAAGGCCATCAAGAACACGGCTGCTGAGGGTGTCACGGCGTCCTACAGCTTCGTCCACACCAACTCGGCATGGCTGGGCTACGTCAACCCGACGCCTGGCATCCTGCAGCCGTCGGCCGGGTACGTCTTCACCTGGAAGGGTGTGTCCGACGGCCTGGGGACGAATATCGGCATCACCCGGTTCCGCATGCAGCACCTGCGCGCTGACCGGGTCGAGGCTCAGATCGCCTGGACCAACAAGATCGTCGCCACCGACCTGGGCTACTTCTTCAGCTCGGCCGTCGCCAGCTCGATCTGAGCGGTAAGGACATCGACATGGCAGTACAGACATTCACGACGGACGACATGGCCCACATGGTCGTCGTCCTGCGCGGATCGTTTGAAGCGCACGGGGTCACCCGGTCACGAGGGGAAGTCCTCGATGACCGGGACTGGCCGTTCGGGCGCATTGCTCGCATGGTCGAGACGCGCTACTTGGAAGTGGCGCCGTACAACCTCCTGGAGACGATCGCAGTGTGTCCGTGTGGGCGCAAGTGGCAGACCGAGGAGATCAAGAACGCCCATGACTGCCCGGCCCGCCCGAAGAAGGGCGGCCGTCGGCGGTCTACCGTGACGACGACTGAACAGAAGGTGGCCTGATGGCTGTCAACAATCTTGGCAAGTCCCGATTCAAGGTCGGCTCGCTGCTGGTCGGCGAAGGCCCTTCAGATGGTGGTGGTGGCGCTGTCGGCTCGACCGGCACGCCCATCGCTCTCAAGGGGCTCACGGCCTACACGGCGACCGTCAATGCGGCGGCCCTGTCTGGCACGACGCTGACCTTCACGACCGGGGTAAGCCAGACGGTGACCTTCTCAGTGACCGGCGTCAACGTGAACCCGGGCGGCTCGGCTGCTCCGACGACCACGCCCAACGACGTGGTCGCTGTGGCAGCCGACGGTGTCCTGGCCATTCCCCCGGCCAACTTCATCGCCACCGGACTCACCTACAACGCCTACGTGCCCTCGACCAATCACATCACCCTGGTCATCACCAATGGGACGGGCGGATCTCTGGTCCTCGTGGCCGGGATGTGGACCTTCCTGATCTTCAAGCTGATCGCTGGCTGAGCCATGACGGTCTCCGCTGGAGCCGCCGTCCTGCTCAACGTCACGAGTCAGTCGGCGGGGACGTACACGACTAACTTCGGTGAGACGACCGTCCCTAACAACATCGGGCGCGACCCCGGTCTCATCGAGTTGATGGTGGTCGAGCTGAATGCCACCACGGTCACCACGACGGTTGACGTCTACATCCAGCACTCGGTGGACGGTGGGTCGAACTACGACGACTTCATCAACCTCCATGTGGCGGCGGCGGCTATCAAGTACGCTCAGTGGTCCCGTAGCGCCGTGAGTGCGACGGCAGCCAACAATGTTCACTCCAAGTCGGACGCGGCCCTCACGGCTAACACGGTGCTGACTGGGCCCGTTGGGTCGGACTGGCGCATCAAGGTGGTCACCGTCGGTGCCAACTCGGCCTACACCCTCCTGGCGCGCCAGATCCAGCGCACGAGGTAACCGGTCATGGCGTGGACCTACACGGCCACACCGTTTACCCGCGGCCCCGGCACGAGTCAACAGAATCAGCGCGATAGCGTCCGGTTTCTGATCGGTGACACCGACGAAGGGGACCAGCAGCTCCAAGACTCAGAAGTGGACGGGCTACTCTCGGGCACGGTGGCGCAAGACACCCCGGTCTACGCGCTCGACCCGTTCCAAGCGGCCATTCAGGCCTGTGTGGGACTCAGTGCCAAGTATACGCGCCGGGCCAACAAATCAGTAGGCGACCTATCCATCCAGTGGCAGGCCATCGCCAAGAGTTACCGCGATCTGATCCCGGCCATCCGGCGCCAGGCCACGCGCTACGGATCGACCCCCACGCCATACTCGGGCGGCCTGTCCTTGGGAGACATGGAAATCGACCAGGGCGACGACGATCTCAATGCGCCGGACTTCACGGTGGGGATGGACGACAACCCCGACACCGCTCCCGAGATCAATACAGGTGGTGCCTTCACTCAAGTTGTGCCGGGGTAACGTCTCATGACGTTCGACCCGAACTTCCTCGACCTGATGAATACAGTGGCCCAGTACCTGCCCGCTGATGGCACTATGGACCGGTACGGGGCAGTGCAGACGGATCATCCTGGGCTCTTGGTGCCTTGCCGCGTGCGGTTCAAGACGACCATCCAGCGCGGGAACACCGAGGACAGCCAGGCGTCAAACTGCACCGTGTGGATGCCACCGGGTGAATACGTCTGGAACTCGGCACGCGGGACGGTGATCATGCCGACGGCGGCCGCCCAAGACAAGATGGTCCTCCCTGACGGCATCGAGCGATTCATCCTATGGATTGACATCCCCTACGACGAGAATGGCAGCGCGGCGCACCAGGTGCTGTACCTGGACTGAGTCCACCCGCAGCTCGACACCGGCCAGCAGCCTGTTCTCATGCCATCCGAAATCGTCAACTTTGAGGGGGTCGACACCCTTGTCGGCACCCTCAAGGCGCTGAAGGGTCGGCTGAAGGGTGCCGGGGAAGCTTCCATGGCCCAGCTGGCTTACGCCATCTTCGATCTGAGCCAGGACCAGGTGCCGGTGCGTCACGGGATCCTCAAGGGCTCGGGAAACGTCCGCATCACCAACGAGTCACCCCTTGAGCTGACGATCGGCTACGGCGGCCCGGCGGCTGGATACGCCCTCTGGGTCCACGAAAACCTGACGGCGCACCACGCCCCGCCCACCAAGGCCAAGTACCTGCAGGACCCTTTCAACCAGTTGATCGGAACGGCTGAGCAGACGGTAGCGGCTGATGTCGAGGGGGCCATTGTTGGCCAAATGCCGGGGGAGGCTTCCGTTGCCCAACGCCAGGGGATGGCTGAGAGCGTGGTCCAGCACGCTGGGACCCCGGGCAGTGCCAAGTCCAAGGCCATGAAGTACATCGCAGCACACGCCCAACCCATGACCGACGCCGACATTCGCAAGGCCATCAGTGCGATCGACACCGGGAAGGCCATCCGACGCGCCGGGGGCAGCTCGCGGATCCGCACATATCGCGCCAAGGGCCTGGCACCGAGAAAGAAGAGTTGATCATGGCGACGACCTATTTGCTGGACGACATGGCTGACTGGCTCGGAGCCGATCCGACAGTGAACGTCACCTATGTCCCGACGGTCAACCTGATCGAGGGACTGTTGCCGGACCTGCCTGATGTGGCGGCTTCTCTCTTTGAACCACCCGGCGGCCCCGACCAGTACACGATGGGACCGGGGACCTTACCAGCGTTCAGTCAGCCCAGTCTCCAGGTTATTACGCGCGGGACCCAGGACGACTACATGGGGCCGCGTCAGGGTATCGAGGCCATCACCCGGTCCTTGGAGGGGGTTTGTAACACGACCATCAATGGGACCCTGTACATGAGAGTGGCGCGCTTGGCAGCTCCAGGGTTCTTGCATCGCGATGCCACGCGGCGCGTGTTCTTCGTGTGCAACTTCGACGTCCAGCAGGTGCCATCATGACTACGCGTAATGACCTGCAAGCGACGGCCATCCCGATCATTGCTGCGTTGCAGAGTCAGCTGGCAGCGTGTCAGGCACAGCTGTATTCGTTGTCTCAGGCCCTCGACATCGACCTCGACCCCGACGACGATCCTGAGTTGACGCGCGAGTTGAAGGCCTCAGACAACCCGGCTGATTGTGACCACCCTGAGACGTTGCCCGAGTTGCGGGAAGTGGGAGTGGAAATGTGCCGGTCCTGTGGGCTGCAGAAGGACAAGGACACTGGCGAGTGGGGTGACCCCAATGGGGCTACTTGAGGTGGGTGCGCTGGCGGCGAGGTCTGACCGCTATGGCGCCGGAATGACAGAGGACCCGGCCATGACAGCCGAGCCCCACATTGCCTCCACGCGGTTCCATGTCACCAAACGACCTGTCGTCATCACCGACAACGAGATCCGGTGTCAGGGTCAGGTCACCTTGGCCAATGGCTCGACCAAGACCTGCAACAAGTTGCTGGCCACGCGGGCATCACGACCATGGGAGATCGTGTGCCCGCGCTGCCGACATTCCAACGTCAACCCTCAGCCTGAGCAGCTTGAAGAGCCCGAGCTGCCCGTTGCCGAGCCAGAGCCTTCGGCCCGGGAGCGTTGATCCGATCGGGGGAGAAGGCGCGGTACTGGGCCCGGCCGCGCGTCACCTCCAGCAGTTCGATGTGGTCGACGTTTAGTTGGCCGGGTTTCTGAACGGCAGCCAGGAAGACGAAGTCCCCCTTCTTGCCCTCGATCTTGACGACGTCACCATTTTCCAGCCCAGCCCAAGAAGTCAGCTTGGTGAGGGGGTGCTCCATGTCAACCTTGATGCGGTCTTTCACTTCACCACCTCCAGGATCTTGGTCCACATCCGGCTGGCTGCGTTCCTCTCATGAGTACCGCACGTCCAGCGCGACCACCCAACTTCACCATCGGCCTCTAGCTGTCGAGACGACTTGTGTGACCATAGACCGCGCGCCGAGCGACCACAGTGTCTGAGATCTTCGGCTGCCGTCACGGCTGAACGGATCTTGCGGACAGGCCACTCACAGGTCGGCGGCCATTCCGTGTTCTTCTGTATTCCCATCTGGTCCTTTCCTAAGCCAGTCCATCCAGCTCAGGACACCATCTTACCATGTGACTTCACAACCCCTCTGGCCCAAACACGCGTAATCCCAGGTCGCCATTTTCGCGTGGTCCTGGTCAGAGAGAAGTTTCGCGAGGATTTCGTACCACTTTTCTCGCGGCCCCTAGTCCACCATCGTCACCCCCTTCTCTGTCACTCTCAGCCCAGAACTTCAGCGCCCTCAGTGGCCTATGACGCGTGCGGTGGCCTCGTGCCCGGAATCCGCTCCGTCCTCTGGTCACGCGCGACCAAGGACGAGCATGACAGACACCGCACAGACGACTCCAGCCCCGACACCGACCCCAGTGGTCGAGATGCCTGTGCCCGTCGCCGCACCTGAGCCCACCGGTACCTACGAGGTGGTTGCCCCTCTCGCCTACAAGACGGCGGCTGGAGAGATCAAGCTGGCTGACCCCGGCACCGAGGTCAGTGACCTGGCCGAGTCGAGTGTCCCCAGCCTCCTGATCTCGGGCACCGTCAAGGTTGTGGGGGAGGCAGATCGTCGTGAGCGGCCACCGACTAATGCAGAGATCGTGGCGGCGGCCGAGGCGCGCATCGCACCGGAGCCTGAGCCAGTCCCTGAGGAAGAGCCCATGGTTGAACCCGCTCCGGTGGCCACAACCACTGCATCTCCGCTCACTCCATCGACTACCACTCCCACGACCCCGGCGGTGAACTGACATGGCCTTTGTCCACGGTAAGAAGGGGCGGCTCTGGGTCAATGGCTTTGAGCTGTCGAAGTACTTCACCGAGTTCGGCATGGCGGGCAAGGCCGGGACCGCTGATGTCACGGCGTTCGGACAGGGTGCCAAGTCCTTCATCTCGGGACTGACCGAGGGCACGCTGACCGGCAAGGGTTGGTTCGGCTCCTCAACCACTGATATCGAAGACTCGACCCTGTCGGCCGCTCTCGGTGCAGCAGCCAACACAGTGATTGTCATGTCGCCCACCGGTGCGACCACGCCCGGCACGCGCGCCATTATCTCAGAGGCTGCCGAGACCGACTACTCGGTCATGAACCCGGTCTCAGGTGCCGTCTCCACCTCCTTCTCCGCACTGGCTGACTCGGGTCTGTCGACGGGTGTGATCCTGAACGACCCGACGGCTGCGGCCATTACAACGGCCACCACCTCCACTCTTCCGACCGGTGGCATCAACGACATGGGGCAGACGGACTCGCCCACCACGACGTACACCGGCACTGGTGGCACCTCGCTGACAACCATCATCACGGCTGGGGTCATCGCTGCCACCAACCCGATCACTCAGGGATTCACCACGACGGGCTACATCTCAGTCGTCTGTAACCTTGGCGTAGCCATCCTCTCTTACACCGGCACTACTTCCACCCAGTTCACCGGGCTGGCCCTGGTGGCCGGGACCGGCTCGTGGACCGTCGGTACGCTCGCCTCCATCAAGTCCCCTTACTTCACCAATCAAGGTGCTGTCGTGGTGGCCAATGTCCTCACCGTCGGCACCAACGAGTCCGACACCCTCACCCTGCTCTCGTCCGATGACGGCTCGTCCTGGGCCCAGGTCGGCACACAGTCAGCCGTCTGGACTAACGCAACCGGCATCGGTGGCTACTACTTCACCATCCCGGCCAACATCCCGATCTTCCGCTACATCGCCGCCCAGCTCGTCACGACGGGCACCACAATCAACTTCACGGGCGTCGTAGCAGCAGCAAGGCAGTGACCTCAGTGTCCGCGCAACACAAGAACCCCATGAGGTCAATGCGACCCGATTTGCAGAAGGAAGTGTAAGCCATGGCATTCGTCCACGGTAAGAACTCTCAGTTCGCGTTGCGCGACGCGAGCAACAACTGGCGGGACATGACGTCCTACGTCACGGAGGTGACACTGCCTGCGAAGGCTGGCACCGCCGAGACCACCGTCTTCGGCAAGGGCGCCAAGACTTACATCGGTGGATTGCTGGAAGGCACCATGACGGTAAAGGGCTTCTTCGATGCGACGGCCACCGTAGGCCCTGACGTTGTGCTGTCCGGCCTCCTCGGCACGCAGCCGAACAAGGGCATGACCGTCGTCGCTCAGGTGACCACCCAGTCGAACTACGGCCAGTTCGTCCTCTGTCCCGGTGGCTCGACCGGCTCTGGCGTCACCAAACTGGGTGACTGTGTCATCACCGACTACAACATCTCGGACCCGGTGAACAACGTGGTTAGCTTCACCGCCAACTTTGAGCTGTCTGGCGCCACCACGGCGACGGCCACCCTCAACGGCGGCACCACGACCGGGGCCTACGGTCTCCAGGTCATCACGGCCGCCAACTCGGTGGTCTTCAACACGGCCTGGATCGCGGCGGGTGCTGGTGTCGGTTCGTTCGCCACCCTGGTGACCGGCTCAGCCTGACCTCTTCCCCTTCGCCGTGCAGGCGGAATCAAGAGGGCCCGGCACCAGTCCAACATCGGTGCCGGGCCCTCGGCCATTCTCACCTCTGTAAGCAGTGACCCGAGGTGACTGGGTAGCCAATCCCGCCTCACCGTGTCCATAGGAGAAGAAAATGTCACGCATTTCAGAGAAGGTCCGCGCAGCCAAGGACGTCACCCAGAAGGAACTGGTTCCGGTGGGGGACTGGGATACCACTGTAGAGGTGCGAGGCATGACGGTCGGTGACCGTGCCTCCTATTTCGCTCACATCGCCGAGATCCAGCGCGAGGGCAACTTCACCAAGGACGAGGACATGCAGGCGGTCGATGCTCATGTCGTCATCAACTGCGTGTTCGACCCTGATGACGGCAACCATGCCTTCACCGAGGATGACGTCGACATGCTCGTGAATCAACCCGCTGCCATCGTCGGGACTCTCGCCTCGATTGCGTTGCGGTTGTCCGGCCTCGACGGCAAGGCCGAGGAGCGCCTGGGAAAAGGATGCTCAACCTCGGCGAAGACGGCATTGAAGGTCATGGAGTCGAGTTCGACCGACGGTTCCTCTTCGGACTTGCCCGTGAACTGAAGATGACGGTTGGGGAGATCCAGCATGGCCGCGGGACTCCTATGTCTTCAGAAGAGTTACAGGAGTGGCGCGTGTTCTTCAAAATCGAAGCAGCCGAGGAGAAGCAGAAGAGGGACCACGGTCAGCACGGAGACTCCGACAACCCGACGCCGCGCACTATGGGAAGTAGCCGGGCATGAGTACAGCGGTTGGTGACGTTGTTGCTCGCATCCGCACCGAGTTTGATGGCTCAGGTGTTGATGAAGCCAACGAGGCCATGGGGACGCTGCAGGACAATGCATCGAACATCGGTGAGAACTTCTCCAAGGGTAAAGACGCTGTTCAGTCCTTCTCTGAAAAGGTCACGGCGTCGGGTGTCGTCATCTCGGATCTTGAGGACCACGTTGGCTCAGTCGGCCGCGCCATTCAAGGCATGGTGGCCGGAGCCGTCGGAGGTTTCGGGATAGCGGCCTTCCTCAACATGGTCAAGGACACGACCATGCAGATGCAGACGCTGCAGGTGCAGTTCACCAGCACCTTCGGCGGGGCCAGTGAAGGGGCCAGCCAGCTGTCCTCGATGAGCAAGTTCGCCGACCAGTTCGGTGTGAGCATCTCGTCGGCCGGTAGTGCCTACGTCCAGTTCGGCATCTCGACCAAGGGGACCAACCAGAACCTGTCCCAGGACATGAAGGACTTCCAGAATGCGGCCGCTGGGACTGGACAGACCCTGGACTCGGTGGCCGGGGCCGTCGGCAACTTCTATCAGTTGGTGCAGAGGTTGGGCGGGGCCGGTGGGTCGTCGTCACGCTACGCGACCAGCCTTCTGACGTCGCAGATCATCGACCAGGCGACGTACAACAAGCTGCGATTGGAAGGGAACCAGGGAGATACCCCGCAGCAACAGCTCAACACCATCTTGGCCGGGATCCAGCAAAACTACGCCGGGGCCGGACAAGCACAAGCAGGCACACTGTCTGGTCAGCTGCAGACCTTTGAGAACCAGTTCAAGGACAGCTCGACATCCTCCATGTCCCCCATCATGAGTGGGCTGCAGAGTGGACTGAAAGACGTCAACTCCTTCATGGGGACCGGTCAGTTCAAGCAGGGCGTTCAAGACGTTACCCAGCTGGTGTCGGCCATCACCCAAGCCGTCGACAAGCTGGCACCGTTCGCGAAAGACATGCTCGATGTAGCGGGTGCTGTTGCCGGAGCCGCTACCCACTTCCATGAGTTTGATGCAGCCATCGGGACGGTGGTGGCGGCCTTGATTGCTTGGAAGGGTATCGAGATCACCAAGGACATTCTCGACATGAGTAGCGGCCTCAAGGCTGCCGTGTTGGGGCTCAGTGAGAAAGCTTCCGCACAAAACGCTGACACATCTGCTATGCGGTCTGGGGCCAGTGCGATGACTGAGTACAACGCTCAGCTGGCTGACATGATTGCCCTACAACGCTCAGCCATGGTGCAGAGTGGAATGGTTGTACCGAGTGCCGATGTGGTGCCAGGTGTAGCAGCACAGGATCCCTATCGCAGTTACATTCCTCCCGTAGCCGGTGGCAACCCAGCCCTGGAAGGGATCTCGCCCACTTTTGGCCAGAAGATGGGAGTGGCTGGCAGTGCTGTCGTAGGTGGTATCGGTGACTTCTTGTCCTCGCGCGCCTTCGGCTTGATTGCCGGGGGCGGTCTTGCAGCGTTTGGCCCGCAAATCGGCAATGCAGTCGGCGGCCCGCAACAAGGTCAAATGCTTGGCAGTGTTCTGCAAGGAGCCGGAGCGGGTGCCATGGTCGGATCAATGATTGGGCCCGAGGGTACAGCTATCGGAGCCGGAGCCGGGGCTATTGGTGGCGCACTGCTCGGTGTCTTTGAATCTGGTCGACAAGCACAGCAGGAGAATACGGCCGCTGTCGGCAAACTGACCGACGCCTTCAAGGCAGCCAATCCCGTCACCCCGGGTCCCCATGAGGGTGAAGAGATTTTCTCCGCTTACCAGTCAGCGCACGCCGGATCTTACGTTCCGGTAGATCACATCAAGAACCAACTTGTCATGGGTGGGTTTCAGGGTGCGGAAGCGAACATGCCTCAAATCCAAGCCGAAACGCGTCACAACGAAGCGCATTCCAAGAATCTTGATCAGGTCGACAACCAGATGAAGAACATGGAAAACATGATCAAGTTTGTGCAGGCCATGCAACCCGGCACTAACCGTCAGACCGCCGTGGCTGACCTGCAGTCTTCGGGTGTCGACATGACGCAAACCCTCTCGGCTTCCAAGGTCCCGCTCGACAACTTGGTGCAATCTCTTCAAAACCTCGGGAGCGCATCAGCTACCAGTGAAGAAGCTGTCGCGAACATGGCTCAATCCATCGCTGCTCAAGTTGGTGGTCAGTACGGCGAAGCCATGGTCCCATTCAACTCGATTCAGAAGCAACTGGCCAACAACGGATCCTCATTGCAGGACATCCTTACCCCAGGCAAGAACCAGCCACCTTCTGTCGGTGGCATGCATCAGACCACAGACGCCAACGGCCTGATCCTCCCCGAGAACTATGCGACCGGCCAACCCGTCACGGCGCAGCAACTACAGAATGCACCATCCCCGGCGTATACAGCCGCCAACATCGCCCAGCTTCAATACCAGCAGCAGAACATGAACACGGCCTTCCAGCTGACCCAGGCCGAGCAGGGGCTGACTCAAGCAACGTGGGGCCTGGAGCAGGCGCAGTTCCAAGCAACTCAGGCCGCCTTCCAGATGGGACAGGCCGAGTTCTCGTTGGGCCGCGCCATGGAGTCGAGCACGGTCGCGACCCTGACTCAACAAGGTGCGGCCGACTCTCTCACGACGGCCTTGAACAGTGGTTACGCCCCGGCCAATGCCAACGTGCAGGCACAGATCCAGCAAGCCGTCAGCCTCAGTAGCCAGCAGATCGCGGCCATCAACAGTGAGGTGACTGCTTACAACACTCTTGAGCAAGCCATGTACGGGACCAATGCTTCGGGTCAGTCCCTCTACACGACATACCAGACCTTGCAGGGTGCGGTGCAAGTCCTCCAGGCCCAGACACAGCAATACCAGAACTTGTTGAATGAGCCGCTCGCCGGAAGCAAGGCCTACTCTGCTCAGCAAGAGCAGTATCAGGTGCAAGAAGCGGCCATCCAACAACAGATCGCCACTCTGGAGCTGCAGAAGATCCCGACGCAGGACCCGCGCATCCAGGCCCTGCAAGCACAGTTGGCCGAGGTGCAGACCGAGTCGCAACTCGCCACCGCTCAAAACACGCAGGGCCTAGGCCAGCAACAGTTCAATATCCAGCAAGCGCAGCTCGGGCCCGAGCAGTCTTACGGTGCACAGCTCCAAGCAGCCCAGGCTATGGGTGGGCTGAACACGCAACTCCTCGCCGCGAACCAGGCCCTGGCTGCCATCACCCCGCAATACGATGCCGTGAACAACGCCTTGCAGATCCAGAGCCAACGCAACCAGGCCGTCACGAGCAGCCTCAGCCAACTAGCGTCGGCTGACCAGAACCAGATCCAGCAGAACAACGCATTGACCGTGGCTCAGAACCAAGTCGTCACGGCCGCCAACTCGTTGAAGGTCAGCCAGCAAGGTGTGCAGACGGCACAGTGGCAGCTGCAGTCAGCGACGAACAACTACCAAAACGCCATCTTCTCCTATGCCATCCAACTGCAAACCGATTACGGCTCGATCGCCAGTCAGCTGCAGACGTACCTCGGCAACTACAGCCAGTTCATTCAGAATATCGGGACGGTAGTAACCAATGGCTTCAGCGAGACCATCCAAGGCATCACGCAGCAGATGCAGATCTTCCAGGCCCTGTCCATCGCCACCATGGCCCAGAACACGGCTGGGATTGCGACCCTGCAGTCGCTACTCACCATGAGCGAGAACTCAGTCCTCGCCACCGGCAAGCCTCTGTCGGCTGGTCTGGTCAACACCATCCTCGGTGCGGTCTCAGCGGGTGACCAGGCCTCGCAGATGGCGCAGTTCGATGGTGGCGGCACCATCACTGGATCCGGTACAGCGGGTGTCCACTCCGGTGAGATCATCCTGCCCGCACAGGTTGCCCAGCAGGTGCAGGTCTACGGCGGGACGCCCCTCCAGGGCAAGGTTGGCGCTGCACTGGTTGACGGTATCGAGTCGAGTGGTGACCCCACGGTTCTGGCTGGTGGGATTGGCCCGGCGGCCGGACTCTTCCAGTTTGAGCCCGGGACGTGGCTCGACAACGGTGGCGGGGCCTTTCACGGCACGATGCCCAACGGGATGTCCGGCGCTCAGGGAGCGACCTGGCAGCAACAGGTGCAGGTCTTCATCAACGCCTCGCGCGGGAACAACTTCGGTGCCTGGGGGCCAGACCTCGGTGCTGGATACGGTTACAGCGGACCGCCCCTGCCGCACTCCAAGGTGGCTAACGCCATTGCATCGTTCCCGCCGTCGCTCTACCACAACGGCGGGTTTGTACCGGGAGCGGGGCCGAGTGACGCCACGTTGCTCGGTGGAGAGTTTGTGCTGTCCAAGTCGATGCTGGAGTCGTTGGCCAACGGCTCGTCTCCCTTGTCGTCTGCGGGCGGCGGCTCGCACCTGACGATTGGCAACGGTGCCATTCAAGTCTCGGTCACCATCTCAGCCGACATCGCGTCCCTGATCCCATCACTTGACCAAGAAATCGCTCAGACCGTCGAGCAGGCATTGGAAGAAGTCGTCTCGCACTGGAACGGAATGTAATGGGACAGATCACGCTCAACCCCACCATCACTATTGGCAGTGAGATTGATAACGGTGCAGACAACAGCCTCAACATGGCACCCACTTATGCCTGTAATGGTCCCCTGAATGGCCAGACGCTTTCTCTCTCCGATCAGATTAACGGTGTATGGAACCTAGAGAATGCATTCTCTCAACCAGCTGTTCCCTTGTCTGGCTGCAGTCTCGCTTCATTCGGTGGGCTTGCCATCAATGATCTCTTTGATGTTGGAGTTAGTTTCGGCAACTTTGTGGTCCAGAATCTTCTCGTTTCGACTACCTATAACGGAACAAACAACCTGAGTCTCGCTACCATTGTGTCGAACAACTCGATCACAGTGGTGGCGGCCTCGGGCACCTTCATCTCGGCTGACGGTTTCTTCAGCATCGTAACTTCTGGCGGCACTGCAGTGTTCGCCTATACCGGCACCACGGGAACCACCTTCACTGGTCTCACGCTGTTGTCCGGCAGCACTGCATGGACCGTGGCTGTTGGTGCTGCCATTTCAGGTAATGGAGCCACCTGTACAGCGACGGCTTCAGCGTCTTCGTCCATCGCCGTCAACAACCCGCAGCTCGCTGGTTTCCCAACTGAGGGCAATCTTCTCGTTTATCACGTCAACACCGTCACGGCCTCGTCAGCAACATCTTTTGTCGCAAACGGATCACCACAAAACCTCAACACGACAACCAATCCGATTACCGCTGGCTTTTCGTCGTCAGGATTCCTGCGCGTAGCCTGCTCGACGGCAGTCAGTGAAGTGGTTTTACAGTACTCGGGCATCACCTCGTCTGGGTTTACCGGAGTCATCCTTTGGGAACAAAACGGCACACCCATCACCAATACCACGGTGACGTCTGCTAACGGGATCCAGCAACAGACAACATGGGTCATTGCTTATACCGGAACGACCACTACTCACTTCACTGGGTGCTCGGTGTCCGGCATCGTCAATACGCAAAACAGTCAGGGTCAGCCTGCTGCAGTGACCGCGGTGACATCAGGTGACATTGTCGTCTCCTTTTACGATCCGACTGAGACCACCGTTACCTCAGTAACTTTGGCTGTTCAGGCTGGATGGGAAGGCAGCTCGACCCCACCTTCATCTCAGAACAATATGGAGTTGACTCTGTCGAGTTCTTCAAACTTGTTTCCGACGGTTATCAATACGGTCTACCCGTCGAACCTTGCTTCCACCACCGTGCCTCCTTGGGGTGCAGGTATCTATTACGCCTCAACCAACACTCTGACCGAGCCCTTCTCGGCAACAGCAGTGAATATCCAGTCGATTCAGGCGTCCATCAATGCGGGTAACGCCGGTGGGTTCGCTCCTGGTGGCTACCGCGTGTACTCGGCCCAGATCATCCTCAACACCATCTCGGCCCCGCCCAACGTCACCATCACGATGCCGTTGCTCAACAGCTCGACCGGCGCTATCGACACGTTGACCCCGACCATTGATTGGTCCTACAGCCAGCCGGACAACCTTCCGCAATACAGCTACCGCGTGGTGATCTTCACGACAGCTGACACGGCACTGGTTGACTTCGACATCAACAACCCGACGCCGGGAGCCGGGACAGCCTTCACCGACTACTTCTGGGGCACGACCACTAGCAGCTCACCGGTGCCAGGGTCTGGGTCCTACCCTGATTACGGGTCTTCTCTTCTTCCCGTTTACGACACCGGTGACATCGTCGGGACGGCATCGTCCTTCAACTTGGCGGCCTTGACGCGCGGTGTCGTTACTCCACACGCCGAGTCCAAATCGTCGGCTGGTCTGTGCTATCAGGGCTACCTCCTGCCCGGTGTCCAGTACCGCGTCTTCGTCTTCGTACAAGCACAGGGTGCTCTAGGCCTGTACCCAACATGGACCAATGCCGGAACGGGACTACCGGACTGCGGACTCGACTTCATCACCCAGCCTGAGCCCAATCTCATGGCGGGATTCAACACACCATCGGTCCCCGGCAACTTGGCTGAATCCTTTGTGGCGGCTGACGGAGCCTTTGAAGACATTGCTGTACGCGGTCGGTTCAACTTCATGAGCCAGCCCGACGCCGACTTTACCAATCCACTTTCAGGCGCTCCAACAGCGGGCGGGTGGACGGTCGACGCCAACAACTCGACAGGAACCGGAACAGCTCCAGTCATCGGAGCGGTGGCTAACACGGGGACAGCACTCCAAGGCGTCAACGCCATCAACATCAAGCCGTATGGAACGTCGACCACCAAGCTGGGCATCTTGTCCGGCGCCACTCCTTGTAACCCTGGCACCATCATGTCGGGAACGGTGCGCGTCACCACGGTCGCTGCGGGCGGGGAAAGTATCGGGTGCTACCCCTACCTTGTTTTCTACAATGCGGCTGGCGGTATTCTCCAGACGCTTTATCACTCAGCGACAACCACCACAACAGCGCCCAACCTGCAAGGTCGACCTGAAGCTCTGCACATTCAAACCAAGGTGCCACAGGGTGCAGCCTCAGTGGCTGAAGGTGTCATCTTCCTCGGACCCGGGAGTGCCGCAAGCACTCCACTTTGGAACATCAGCCAGCCCGACATCAATGCTAACTGCATCAACCTAGCCAGTGACCCGGGATTCGCCTCAGGTGTCAATGGTGCGGCGCAGCAGAGTGCTCCCGAGCCCGTTACGGCTGGATGGTTGGGCTACAACAACAATGCTGGGGGCTCTGCTGTTCCTTCGTCTCTCGTCACGGGTGACCCCGGTATCTCCAACCCAGCGGGGCAATCCGTTATTGACGTTGCTGTCTTGGACAACGGTGAGGGCTATATCGAAGCGTTTGAATACGCGGCCCTGGCGGTTGTTGACTCGACCAACTGGCTGGTGGCCTTCGACGGCAAGACGACCATTACCGTCGGTCCCGACTCGGCGAGCAAGACCAATGTCCCCGCCGTCGCATCATTGGGCGTCACTTTCGGCATCTCGCACAACGGCAACGTCCTAGCCACCATCACATCACCCAATCTTACGCCAACGTGGCAGCGGTTTACCGGTACCTATACCGGATCAGGTGTCAATGGCGGGCTCAGCGTGTCACTCGCTGCTGCTTCTGGTAACGCTGAGTTCCGAGTATCCAACTTCCAGATGGAAAAGGTCTGGACCCTCACTGACGGCGGCTTTGAAAACTTCGCGAACGGGACGGCCATCCCCCTGTCCGTGTCGTATGGGTCAGTCCTCGGGGCGACAGCAACCAATCCCGGGCAATGGTGGAACCTCGTCTACTCCTTGCCGACCGGCGGGACCGCAGCGGTCACCAATGCTGACGCCCAGGCTGGGTCCAAGTGCTGCATCTTGACGGCAGGAGCCACCATCAATGGGCCGATCGGCATTGAGCAGTACTTCACGGTCAGCGGACTGACGTCCATCTCCCTGACCGCCTGGTGGAAGCTGGCCACGGTTACCGGGGCCACGGCCTACATCGAGTTCCTCGATAACACTGGCTGCCCGATCGACGCCACCACTCCAATGTCGCCGGGCAACTTCAACAGTGAACTGACCTTTGGGACAGCATCGGGAACGGCGGCCTGGGCTCAGATCTCGACCGGGACGACGACGGTGCCAGCGACGGCCGCCTTGTGTCATGTCGTCTTTGTCATGAACCAGGCCAACGGGACGGCCGGGACACTGAAGGT